GTTTCATAATATTCCTAATGTTTGTATCGCTAAAAGATTACCATCTATTCCCATTTTCTTAAGAACTTCCACTTTATCTGCTACATCAGACATTCCCATTTCAATCACAGTATGTTCGTTAACATCTTGTGGCCACTGACAATAAGTTTCGGGGAAAACGCCATACTTCATTGTCTCTTTGTATTTATCAACAATACTGAACAATGATTCATGATCAAAATTTACATCCATATTTTCTAGAGTTTGATTGCATACAGATATCCAGTCTTCCAGAAAGACTTTGGACAATTCATTATAGTTAAAATAGAGAGGAGATGCTTTCATTCCCATTAAATTTTGATGGGAGGAAGAGAATCCAATATCTACATTTTCAAGTTGCACACTATAGAAGTGTTCGGGGTAATTTCTAAAAATAGTATCAACATCAATCCAAAGCACAGGACATTTGAATTCGTTAAGTCTATCTAAAATAAATTTAGGTTTAGATAAACAATTTTCTCTATAAGAACCAAGAGATTTCTTTTTTATCAGTTCTAAATCTAAATTATAGAACTTGCAATTTTCCTGTAATCTTTTTGCACACTGCACATAATAATTTTTTTCGTCACCTTCAGTATAAAAAGATATTAGTTTCACAATTATTTTCCTAAATGGTATTTGGGAATCAATTCCCACTCGTCTTTCTGTTTATGAGAAATGATCTTAATTTGCTTGATATTGGCAATTGGATCTTTTATTTTCTCTGGTTCTAGTATATCACAAAGTTCCCATTCTTCAAGTAATTTTGCGATTAAATTTCTTCTTGCAACATCAGACTCTGATATGTTACTTTCTAACTTATCAAGTATAAAGAGTTCTTTGAAGTGAACAATGAAGTACCGACCCTGCTTATGGAGAATATGACAAGACTGAAATAACTTATTTTCTTTTCGTGAAGAAACTCCCATTCGAGTTAGGGTTTCTTTTATTATTAAAAAGTCGTCTTCATCTTCTAATTTTACTCTTACACCCAATCCTTTAAATACATCTACATCCTTATCCATAGTTTTAACCTCATTTTATAGTTTCACACTTTATAATATTTATAAATTAGTGTGTTTTGAGGTAAATATCAGACAGATCATCCAAAAACTCTCTACTGAGGAGAGGTAGCATCTCTTTTGCCTTTGTTCTGGAAACAGAAAAATGTCTAATTACCATAGATAAATCTTCCGATACTTCGCTTTTTAATGTTTTAGAAAACCGCTTACCTTTCCTAACAGAATGCAGGTAGTATTCATAATTCATTCTTTTCGAAACACCCATATGCAAATTCATCATGTTTGCATGAAGTATCGTATCGGGAAAATAAGATAAACACCTGTTAATCACAAATGGAACATAGGACTTTTCAGCAAAGTCTTCATTTTCTTCGAACAGATTTTTTTTATTGTAATTGATTGAAGTAAGAAAATCACCCAGTTTCACACTTCACCACCAATAGATCACTAAATTTCACAATATCAACCACAAATTCCCCGTCCTTGTAAAATTGAGACTCATTAGATCCCAACTTCCACATCACCTCATCACCAGGCTTTACCTCGGTGACTTCTGGACCTACAGAATAAACTGTACTCCAAACATAATAATTATCCGCTACTTGATTATCGGTATAAACAATACCATTCTCAGTAATCTTTTCTTCCTTGAGAGTTGTCTCAAGTGCAACCAAATCCCTCACTGGGGTAAACTTTTTCTTTTCATTTTTCATTTAAAATCACACTCCATCATAAGTTCTACCATTAAGGCAGTTAGGTTAATTTCTTGATCTGCAACGAATGCAGCTTTGTATTGATACTCACCCAAGGTAACGATTGCACTTGGAATAGAATTTGGCTTTATACTTTCAGACAATCCCTCATAAATTGCTCTGAAGATATCGGAATAAGAATTGTCTAGGTTGTTCACAACCCACTTTCTTACATCTGCGAAGTTCTTCTGACTCATCGCTTTCATAAGATCTTTAATATGAACATCACCTAGACTTGACAGAATACCAACATCAATCTTTCCGTTGTAAGAATACCGCTGGATTTCATTGAGCATTCTACGGATGTCGGGAAAATGTTTGGTTACAAGTTTTGCAAGAACTTCCTGTTCGTATTCAATGTTCTCTTCTTTTAGAATGTATTCCATTCTTTGAAGAATCTTCATTGCAATACCAGCCTTTTCTTCGCTGGGAATTGTAAAATCGATATTAGTAAATCGAGAGTGAATAGGAGATATGATACGGTTCTTGTAATTGCATGTGATTATGAACCGACAGTTCTTTGCAAACTCCTCGATTGCTCCGCGAAGAGCAGGTTGAATACTCTGTGCGTTACTGTAATCGAACTCATCTAATATCACAACCTTAGAATT